AGAGGTTTAATAGAATCAATAAAATCAAGTTCTCCAAATTGCCAGGCTGCAAAACTATCCGTATAAGTATCAAGAACAGTTAACTCAAAAGGTGCTATTGGTTGAGAATATCCCTTAGCGGTAACTAATCCGACAGCGGTAAATACGTCTCCTTTTTGGAAATCATATCCAGGTCTGACTATTCTAAATGATCTAACTTCTCCAGTTTCAGATCCAATTCCAATTGGTTTAATATATCCTCCATTATAGTAATTATGTGTTATAGTGGATGTTCCAACATTTACCGTAAACGTTTTAATGCCAACCACATCTGTGACTACATAATCATACCCTCTACTTCCATCTGGGAATAAATTGGTTGTAATTCCAACCTGAACGTAACCACCACCAACATAATAATGTGAGATAGTTGATGTTCCCACATTAGTAGTAAATTCTGTTCCAAAACCAACAGAATTTACTGGGAAGTAATAACCTTGAGTCCCATCTGGGAAAATAGTGGTTGTACCATATCCAGAAGAGTCACAAGAGAAGTTAAGATCAAATAATCTTATAGTAGATCCAGATAATTGCAGATGATTCCAAGCAGTGCTCACGGTCATAATACCAGTAACATTATCATAAGTTACTGATGTGATACCAATAGTTGCTCCAGCACCAATTGGGCAATCAAATTTAAGATCATACATTTGTAGATGTTTGCCAACTGATAAATTATGAACGGAATCGGTAGTAACAGTTAAAATTCCAGTAGATTTGTCATAGTTTGCGGTTACAATTCCAATAGTTCCGCCATATTCACTTTGTGCTGAACCTATCTCAACAGTTAATAGTAAACCAATACCAGTTTGGGTTGTGCTGCCCACCCCAACTCTAGAAACTCCAACGATGTTTAGATTTTCATATGCTGGTTCTGGTATTGAAACATAAGTATTTGTAAATGCATATCCAGTTCCACCATTATTAATTACAAATCCTAAAGTTCCACCTATTCCAGCAAATGCTTGTATATCGGCACCATATCCTGTTAGAGAAGTGACGTAAACTCCAACTTCTCCACCTCTATAACCAGAACCAATATTAAAGTTATAATACTTGCTTACTTCACCACCACTTACATACGTGTGGGCAAATCCAACTGTGTATAAATCAGTTTCAAAAGTGTCGCTATCTATGATAGTTCTAACTCTATAAGGTCCCACTCTCTTCTTAGCATAAGCATATCCATCTCCAACATAATTGTGAGTAATAGTAGATGTTCCAACATTTACAACAATAGAGTTTGCACTTGGAATGCTTACAATTTGATAATTATCATCACCGCCTGGATTGCCAGTACTAATTGCGTCTGGGAATACGCTGGTTGTAATTCCAACCTGAACGTAACCGCCATCAACATAATAATGGGAAATTGTAGAAGTTCCTACATTAGTAGTAAATTGTGTTGAGAATCCTACGGTATTAACTGGGAAATAATATCCTTGAGATCCGTCTGGGAAAATAGTAGTTGTACCATAACCAGAAGAATCGCAAGAGAAATTAAGACCAAATAATCTTATAGTATTACCTGGAGAAAGAAGATGATTCCAAGCAGTGCTCACAGTCATAATTCCAGTAACATTATTATAAGTTACTGATGTGATACCAATAGTTGCACCAGCACCAATTGGACAATCAAATTGAATATTTCTCAACTTGATTATGTCACTAATTCTAAAATTATGATTATAATTAAAGGTTATTGTAGATACACCAGTTGTTTTATGATAATCAAAATTACTAATCGTGTAAGGAATGCCTCTTTCGTCGGGGAAAACATTAGTAGTAATACCAACCTCTACAGTTCCACCACTGAGGTAATTATGAGTGATTGTACTTATACCAACATTAGTTTCGAAACTTGTTGAGTTAATAATTTTATTAGTAGTAAAAATGTATCCTCTAGTTCCATCTGGGAAAACACTAGTTGTTATACCTACTTGAGCGTAACCACCGTTCACATAATAATGTGAAATGGTAGATGTACCCACATTTGTAGTAAATTCAGTTGCAAATCCAACAGAGTTTACTGGGAAATAGTAACCTTGGGAACCATCTGGGAAAATAGTAGTTGTACCATATCCAGAAGAGTCGCAAGAGAAGTTAAGGTCAAACAATCTAACTGTATCACCTGGAGATAGTAAGTGGTTCCAAGAAGTGCTTACCGTCATAATGCCAGTAACTTTGTTATATGTTACTGATGCAATACCTATAGTTGCCCCTGCACCAATTGGGCAATCGAATACAAGATTGCGTAACCTTAGATTGACTCCAGTTGCAAGATAGTGTGGAGATGCCGTTGTTACGGTCATAATTCCAGTTGTCTTATTATATGCAACTGTACTAATTGCAACGTTTGGAGTTAATCCAGCATATCCATCAGGACATTCTAACTTGAGATTTCTAATCGATATCTGATCACCATATACAAAATTATGAGGTTGTGCCGTCGTAATTGTTGCAATACCAGTTACGTGAGAATATGCAAAATTGGTAAATGAATTATAAGATGCGGTAGTTGCATACCCTATAATTTCAGTAATTGCTCCAGAAGGACCTGTTTTAATTCCAACATTAGCACCATCTGGAATTGCATATCCCAATCCGTTTGTGGATCCCAGAGAAATAATAATTCCACCTCTTGGCAATTGATTTTGATTAATATCAACTAAAGATTTAACAAGAGATCCATCTGAAGAAGTAATACCAGTATAAGTAACTTTAGTTTGTCCAGTAACTTCAGATAGTTCATAATTGTTTCCAGAATTATTATTTGTTGTTGGAGTTTGGAAAATTTGATTATTGAATAGAATGCTACTTCCAGGCTCAATTCCAGTAGTATTTTGACCAGAAGAAGTTAATGTGAATGTAACACCAGTTCCTGTAAAACTATCAGAAATGTCATCATAAATTTTATTTGTTGCGTAATTTTTTCTTAAATAAGCTCTTCCATCAAATCTAGAATATGGTCTTAAGAGATTGCTATTATCTAATCTGGCAAATCCACTGCCAAGTGGTGCTTGAGTGAAGTATAATGTACTATCTTCAATATTGTAAGCACCTCTATAAACTCTAGCTTCATCACCATCTAAGTGACTGGTTGCTATTGATCCAGAGAATCCTCTTTCGACACCCATAACCAAATAAGTTCCAACACCACTAATTGGTCCAGTTGGTGATGGTCCCGTTCCAAAGTTTAGAATTTTCATAAATTCATTATTAACTTTTAGAACATCATTAATTTTGATAGAACTAATGCCACTAATTCCAAATAAAGTTACTCCAACACCAATTCCACCACCATTATTTGATAACTTATAATTAATTGGTGTAAATGCTAATGGATACTGAACAACATTATCAATGATGATAAGAGATTTTTCCAATCTCTTATTCATTGTTAATCTGTGAGCATTTCCACTTCCAGTATCAGTGAAAGTAAGAGCAATTCCGCTATTTTTTGTTCCAGTCAATTTAAAATTATCATTGTCAATTCTAATAACATAAACATCATTAGGGCAGACAGTGGTTAGTATTCCTGAAGTGTACGAATTTCTAAAACTAGATCCAAGAGAAACATTATTAAGAGAAACTCCCACCCCTAAAGAGTTACTATAATAAGTAACACCCGTTCCGACTGGTACTGTAGTGCTTGCAAAAACAGATCCGACACCGATAGAAACAATTGTTCCAATTGATGTGCCATCTCCCGAGAAAATACCAGATCCAACAGGAAGAATTGAGGTATTTGCAACACCAGTAATTATTGTAGATACTCCAGAAACGTTTCCTATAAAATATCGGAAAGTCTGACCAACACTGACAATCGTGCTTCCACTAGGAATACCTAAACCAAGCACCGTCTGACCTGGTAATAAATTATCAGAGGTTGAAATGCCAGTTATTGTACTGAATCCTGCTAAGAAATCTCCAGCAAATATAGTACCACCCGTCAATGTTGCTGCTATTCCGAGCGGAATTGCAGGTAGACCAATAAAAGTAGATCCTTCAGTGTAAGTTAATTCTTCATTTGGGGAGAAAAAGTGATCTTTAATTTTAAATTCTCCAGTACCTGGTTTAAATGCCAATGTATCAACTGGATTGAATACTTTACTAAAAACTGGTATTCCTTCAAAAGTTAAACTAAAGTCTAATCTATTAATTCTGTCTCCTTGAGATCCATTAAATTCTCCGAGAACAACAGACTCCGTAATAGGTCCATTGATCAAATCTGGTGGTATATTTGCACCATCAGATTCTGCATAAATTTGTTCATTAAAACTAATAATTTCACAAGTTCCAGTAATTCCTGGATCTGGGAAAAACTTAAATTCCAATCTATCATTGTGATATTCTCCACCAAAAGTACCAATACCAAGAGTGCTTCCTATTGATAAAAATGGACCTTGTAGTGTATAAATTTCTCTTCCATCGTGCATCATCATAACTTGATGAATTGCACGAGTTTCTCCAATACTCACATTAATGTAACTGTTTACACTTGTTATTAAGTTGCTACTAAATCCAACAATAGAAGTTGATGCCCCACCAACACTTTCCGAAATATTAGTAACGTATCTTGCACTTCTTTCATTATCTTGTCCAGGAAGAGCGTATCTATATGTACCCAAACCAACAACAGGATCGACAAATGTACCAAATCCAATGACTCTAGATCTAATTTGTTGAGAACTTGTTCTTGGATTTATAAAATCAACTTTTAATGACCCACCATCCAGATATGAAGTAACGATACCAATAACTATAGATGAAATAGATGTTGTATATTTGTTATTATCTACTACATATTCGGATTGATATACCTCACTTCCATCATGATGAATGAATACCTCATAGTAATTTTGTTCGTTGTTATCAAGGTCTAGAATATGAATTGATCCTACTAAAGATTGTATCTTAGAAGAATCTACTTCCAATAAAGTAATAGAAGTAGTAATACCACAGTTATCACTAGTTGCATATAAGTTTACAGCTCCTATTTCTAAAGCACTGGTAATACCAGCAATAGTAGTATTAAATTTATTAACTAGTATTTTAACATCATAATCATCTTTAAAAATAGATTTGGGGAATATTCTTAAAGTTAAATTATCAAATTGGTCAACATTTCCTTGCAAATCTGCAACTGCTTTTCCAGTTCCAGTTATTCCACTTGAGTTGCCATTTGAAGACAGAGTTCCTTTTTCTACAGTGAAAACATTAGCATCTTTAATACCTTCTATTAAAACGTCACTATCCGTATAAAGAACGATTAATTCTGTAAGTTGAGTTTCTCTAGTTTTTGTATTTTTAATCTGTACTAAAAATCTTGCAAAAGGTTCTATGTAAGAATATAAATCTGTAAATCCAGATTCTGCGGTATTCGAATTTGAGAATTGTGGTCCAATATTATCAAAAGTTAATACTCTATTAGTTCTGCACTCAATATAATCTGATAGTTTTTTATTTTGGAATTTAATGAATTTCGAATAAGTTTTACCTTCGTTTACAAAAATATCCTGATCAAATACTAAATCATAATTTGCAATGGCATCAATTCTGTTCTCATCGATGAGATCAAAAACAGCAATATTGGAAATTTGTTCTGAATTTATTGGTGCTCCAGCATTAGATAGTACTTGAGTATCTGCAAAATTCTTTAATCCAGTTGGATGCAGTAACCTGTTAACGGAATCGATAATTTCATCATAAGTTTTTGTACTCTTTACAGAATATGAAAGATTTTGATAATAATCGTTATCTGGAATTACTTGATAGTCTTCATTTAATTTTCCAACATCATCTAACCAACCAAAATCTTTTCTTAATGAATAAGAAGTTTCAAATCTACCTTTATTTCCAGTATTTTCATTAATAGTGCCTATAGTTCCTGAAACATTTCCACGAATAACATCATTTATAGACAACTCATATTCACCAAATAATTTAACAGTATCTGATCTAAAATCAGTGACCACTAAATCAGTCTCAAAAAATACTCCAGTATTTGATCTAACAAATATTTTTTCACCTAAAACAAAACTAGATCTTTTCTGAACTGCCCTAAAAATAGGGTAATCCTTTCTTTTTATGACCGATCCAAAGGAGAATTGCTCTGTTCTTGCTAATCCTGGATTTATAGTCGCTACATCAGCAATCGAATATTCTAATTTTGCTGGAATAGTATTCTCAAAGTTAGTAACTCTAAAGAATGTAAAATCATAATCACGAGAATTATAACCAGATCCTGGTGTTTCATTAACAATATTTTCTACAAAAATTTCATCTCCAGATGTGAATGGTGCGGAACTGAATCCTAAGAATGGAGTGGTTAAAAATACTGTTACAATTCCTATACCATTTCCTATGATACTTGCAATTCCAACTCCATTACTATTTTGTACGGAGTAAATTTCATGGATTACAGAATTTAATCCCTTAGGAACCTCCACAATCTCAACTTCACTTAAAGATGAAGAATAAGTTTTTGCTCTGAGATATCCAGAATTTATAACTTCTTTAGTAACTGGATTAAATACAACTAGTTCTGGTGCAGAAGTATAATTTCTTCCTGGGTATACAATTTCAACATTAGAAATCTCATTATTATTGACTAGATTTAAAATTGGTGAAATTAAAGCTTCTGGTCTTAAAGTTTTATCTGAAGCATACTCAAATCCTTGATCTAAAATTCTAAACTCTCTGACGTTTCCTATACCAACTCCAGATATTGATATATTGGCGTTAATTCCATTTTGTGAATCAATGGAAGTAAAAGATGGAATTTTCTTATATCCAAATCCACCAAAAATAATATTGATTTTATCTACACCACCAGTTTCATAAGGTGAAGTTGTTGTATAATCAATTAACGCTTCATTAAAAGTATATGAAGTTTTTTCTGGTCTTTCTCTTAAGGAAATTTCTACTGTGGTTGCACCAAATCCAAGAACAGAATAAGAACCAGAATATAAACTATCAATATACTTAATTTGAGAATAATTTGTAACATCAGTATCAGAAGTACTAATATATCCAGATTTTTCTAATGCGTAAAAAAGTCTAGATGGTAAAGTGTCTTCATAATTAATTCTTACAAAAGAACCAGAAGATCCAAATGTTCCATTTTGTACTATATTAAATTCACTAGAAGAACCAACAGAAACAAAATCATTTGCAAGTTGAGAATCTGTATAGAATTTTAAATTAAATCCAGTAAGTGATGGGTCTGATGTGTCAAATTTTAAATTATTGTTTTTAAATGCTGAGATTAGTGGGTTTACTAAACTCAATTCTTGATTTTTTCCACCAGTATTTGCAAATCCAACCGTAATTATTGGATTTGATTTTAAATCTCTTATTGTTTCACAAAGTTGAATAGTATTATTGTCTATTCTATAGACATAATATGATCCTGTCTGAAGTCCACTAATAATGAGATCAGATGAATTATAAAAAACTTTATCTCCAGTTTTATATCCGTGTAGCGGAAAGTTAATTGTATTTCTATATTCATCTACAATGTCAGAACCAAATCCAACAGGATTTACTAAAACTTTATCATAATTAGAATTATACTTTAAATATACGAATAACGAATTTCCTATACCCAACGTAGATTGTGGTTTAACCGATAGGTTAAAACTATCTCCTTTTTGTAAAGTGTGAGAGGTTGATAAAGAAACAATCGTTCTATTATTAATGATATTTCCTACAACCTGATTTTTTATCGGAGTCAATCCATATTCATAATTATCATCACCATTATCAAAGAAAAATACTCCACCAGTCGTTGTTAATCCAATTTGTGTTGCAAGTCCAATATAATCCTTAGATTTATTAATTACATATAAAATCTGAGATTCTGCTGAAGGAATTCCAAAATTTGGACTTATTTGAGTAGATCCAACTGAGATTGATGTTGTTGCTATAGATGGTTTTGTTAATAAAACTTCTTGATTTGTTTTAAATGGATGATTTGGAATATAAATGCTTTGAGTTTGAACCGATATAGGATATGAAATATCCCCTAAAGGATAGTTTATTAAATTTGTATTTGATGCAGTTGACCCCACTCCAACAGAATTTTTAGGATTAAAATATACTGATTCATTATATTCAGAATCAAAATAATCTAGAGTTAGTGGGATATCTAACTTATTTTGTTTGATATAAATTTTAGTTCCTATAGTATGAGCAGAACCACTTATACCTCTCTTAACTCTGAGAATGTTTCTTTCTGAGAAAATATTTAAAACTGAAATAAATTCTGTCCCTATTCCAAGAGTACAACCTATCGATACTGTTGTTGGGATTCTAGAAACATAGATATCAGTTATAATACCACTAGTAACGTTTAATGGTATTTCTTTTATTACGTTAACATAGTCTGAAGTTATACCAACAATATGAGTTCCAGTTAATTTTGGTACAAAAGTGCTTAGTCCAGAAACTGATATAACATTATTATTTCCATAATATTCGTGGAAAGATGGTAAGTGTGCTGTAATATGACTTTTATCTTTCCACGTAAATACTACATCCTCATACTCTGTTGTTGTAGATGCAATATTAACGACGGATTTACCAGTGATAGATGAAACAACGACATTTAATCCAGTTCCTTTGGTCCCAGATTCATCAAATCTAACAACATCTCCAATCGCATATCCGCTACCAGGTTCTATTATTTCATAAGAATCAATAGAACCACTAGTGGTTGATTGTACCGATAGTAATTGATTTGTAACTTCATTAGATTCGTATATAAATTCACAAGATGCTGAAGCATCATTGACTTTATATGGAAAAGTATTTCTAATTAAATCTGAAGAATTAAAATCATATGATTGATCAAGATTTAAGAAATTATCATCAATTACTTTGGAACGATAAGTATCACCAATAAAATAAGGGAAAGATGGAACTAGTTTATTAGTGGCATCTGTTTTAATGCCAACAAAATACGCATAAGTTCCATTTGGAAAGTCTGGAGTAGCACAATATCTTCCATTATGAACATCGAGATCTTGATATCCAACATATCTGTAATCATCTACAAAATATCCAGGATCAAAAGATGCTGGTCTATTAAAAATTGCTGAGGTATCTAATAGATAACCAGGTTTCATCAATCTAATTGGTGATCCAGAATCCTCAGGATCAGAATAACCATATGGACCATAAATTGGATTTCCATCATATGCCCATCCAACTATTGGTGAATGAACATTTCCAACATCTTTAAATTGACTAAATCCATAGCTTGTTGTATATCCAACCCACCCATATCCCAATCCATTTCTAGATGGACTTATAATTTCAGATCCATATCTAAACTCAGAATTAACAACAAGTGATCTTACATCTAAATCAATTAATGCATTAATACCAGGAGAAACAACTTGGACACTAGTATTTTCATCATAATTAACACCACCATTAATTACAACAACACTTGTTATTTTTCCTCCAGAAACATTTGCTCTTAAAACAGCACCTGACCCCGATCCATTTACAATAAGATCAGGTGGGGCATTATACTCTTCACCAGAAACAGATACTTCAACTTGTGTTATCGAACCATTTAGAATAAATGGTTTTAATTCAGCATTTTTGCCATTTTTAATAGTGATTTTTGGTTTTTTATGTAAATTAATAGTCTCCGATCCATATCCACTTCCATTCTCATATAGATATGCATCTACAATTTCACCTCTAATTACTGGCGTTGCTGTAATAATTCCAGTAATGCTACTTCCATAAGATACATTTAATGATAAAGTAATATCGGGATATTTAAAAATATGATAACCAGATCCTTGTGACTCTAATTTTACAAAATTTCTTCTCTCATAATTACTTAAAATTGATGCACCAATTCCAGCATTTGCAAGTCTAAAAGTATTTGAATCAATTTTTAAAACATAGTAACTATTAGAAGTTGATAAACCAGAAATTGGAGTTCCAGTGCATTGATATTCTACGATATCACCATCATTAAAGTTATAATTATCAAAAGTTATCCAATCTTGCGTTGTTACAACTTTTTCTGGTTTAATAATTAATTTTCTGTTTTGATATCCATTTCCAGAGTTAGTAACTTTTATTTCTTTAATCGTTGTTTGAGGATCAAAGGTTCTGAATTTATGAATTCCTACAGCACTTATTGTTGTAAATCCAATGGTATTAATACCAGAAATATAATCATCAAATCTTGGATATAGTTTAATGGTTTTATTGTTGATTAATTTTGCGTAATAAGTTGCACCATTGACTAGTGAAAGATCCTGATCAAAATTACCTCCTTCATATGTACCGACCCCTAACGGTTCGTTTCCATTGGGATTGTATATAATCTTTTGACCATCTTTAAAATTATGATTTGTTAGAAAAGATATTGTTTCCAAGTCAATGTCAACACCACCAGAGTCATCCAAAACTCTTGCGTCAAAATTGACTTCTCTATACCTTTTTTCTAAAATAGGTTCTAAAACGCAACCAAATCCATTTCCACCACTAATTGTAACGGAAATTACTTTTTCTATATCAAATTCTTGTGCATCAACAAAAACACCTTGAACATTTCCACTAACGACTGGCTGAACTAACGCTGTTACGCCACCACCAACAGGAGAAGATATCGTAATTGTTGGTGGATTTAAAACATCATAGTTTGTTCCTTTGTTTAATAATTTAATTTTTTCGATAGGTCCATAATAAACTTTATCTTCAGTTTTATAATTTAAAATATCAACACCATTTATAAGAACACCTACTTTTCCAGGTTGAGTTTTTTCATTAGATCCATTGATAATATTAGGACTTGCAGGTAACTTAATTAAGTTTTTCTGCGGTTTTAAAAATAATTCTTTTTGACTTGCTAAGATAAAGTTATGAGTCCCACCAGATCCTGGTGGCAATGCATAAAATTCTACATAATCATCTACTTCAATAAATGATCTTGATTGATAAAGTGTAATTTTATTAGCATTTAGAGGATCTATTTTTACATAGTAAGAAGCACCTGGGGTCAATCCCTCTAGAGAAAGAGATTCTGGAACATAAATTACTTCATCTCCAGTTTGAAATGGAACAGTGCTGGGGAAAGATAAAATATGATATAGTAAAGTTTCTACATCTAGACCTTGTAAAGAAGTTCCACCTTCACCGTTTGTAAGTGTTGCTTTAACTAATTCTATATTAATTTCATACGATGGTAGAGAATTAGATGCAACGTAAAAATATTCTCTATTGTCATCTAGATAAACATTTTGTATATCGGAGGTAATAACATTATTTCCATATTGTATTTCAACTGCAGAACTTGATGATTTTGCTTTGTTTATTTTTCTTCTTAAATCATAAGAGAGAGATGGATCTGCAACAAATCCAATGATATTGTTTAATGTAACTTGATTACTAGAAGGATTGATATTGCCAACAACAGCATTTGTTGCTACAACAGTGTTGGAAGATCTACGAACAATATCAACTAAATCCCCTTCTTTTAGACTTGATTTATCTATAGAACTTGCAAGTGTAAATGATGCACCGCTGATAGATAATATTTCATATCTTGTACTAGTATTATAAACCCAAGAGTTTGCAAAAATTTCTAGAAAAGTTTTATTTTGTGCTGGATTCTTAATTGATATTCCAACATTTTTAACAGATATATTTTCATTCTCATTTATTTGTTGTGTATCTGATAATGCGATAAAATCAGATAAAACTCCTGTTATTCTTACTTCACAAATATTTGAGATGTTAGCGTTTTCATATCCAAAGTAAATGTCATCAGAACGAATATCATCAGTAGATGATATCTCAAAATCAATTCCAGAGCAACCTAAAAATTGGTTAATTGTTTTTTCTGTATAAGAAATAGTATTTCTTCCAGAAATAATAACACCCGACTCCGAAAATCCAACTGTGGAATCAACAGTGATAACAGAAGAACCTACAGAAACATCTCCAATTACTTTTGTCTTTGGTGTTACTACAAAAGTTCCTTGAATTGAATCAGTATCACTATATCCTAAAAACAAATCTAACCTATAAAAAGTATCTACTCCTCTTGTTACAATCTCTACATTTGAAATAGATGCTTTAGTTTCTAAATCAGTCTTTTTATATAGAGTTTGTCCTATTAGTTTAGAAGGATCGCCACTAATTGCCTCACATATAACAATTTCTCTTCTTAAGTACTGAGCTGAAGATGGACGTAAAAGTAAACCATCTAGATTAATTATTTTTGGAGTTTCTCCAAAAAGAACATTAAAAAGAATTCTAAAAGACTCTTCAGTTCCTTTTGCTTGATAGAAAGTTCTCGCCTCTTTTATAAAGTTACTAACATCCAGATTATCAGTAAAATCTACATTTTCTAGTCCTGGAGTTAAACTTGTTTTTAATTTTTGATAAAACTCTTTTAAGAAACAAATACTTAAATTTGTAACTTTAGATTGAGAACTATGACTGTCCGCTGAAGAAGTTGAAAAAACTAATTCTTCTTTGTCTAAAGAAGAAGTACAACTGGTTATACCAGAAAATCCACGAATACATCCAACAAAACTATTGACTGTTATCTCCGAATACGTGATAATCTCACTATCAATTTGGAGTAATCCATTTTTTGGAGGAAATCCTTTTGTACTCTCTACAAATATTTCAGTATCACTTACTGACACATCAGAAGTCAATGTCGTATATCCAGACATTGCTTCTGGAGTTAAATTATCTAATTTTAGATATAGATCTAAATTTTCTGCAATATCAGCAGGTCCACCAGGAAAATCCTGAGAAAGATAATACTGCTTGAAAAAATCAACAGTTTTTGGACTTTCTGTAAGTAAAAACTCTGGAAGTTGACTTTCAATTATTTGACCAACTTTAACTCTCGCATCAAACCCAGTTGTAATCATATATTATCTCCTCGTTAATTCTCCGTTTGAATAGCTTGATGTGACCTTAAATCCAACCCCCGATATCTGTTCACCTGAAGATATTGTGTCTCTAACGATATTTATCTTACTATTTGAGACATCTAACGCCAGATATAGGTCCTTCAATCCAACAACGTCATTGGATTCTGGATATGCTTGTACTTCGATAACATTGTTATTCTTAACTGTTGATGTAATCTGAACAGGACCTAAGAATATTTCACCTGTTAGGTAATCAACAGATCCTACATTATTATTAACTACTCTATAATTTGTAGATCCTTCATCTAGAGTGACAATAGAAATAATACCAGAAGTTAAATCCGAATTTGGTATATCGGTAAAATAGCAGATGTTAGATTCACCAAAAATATTAAATCCTGTACTTTTAACATTTAATCCAGATGGATTAACGTGGAATTGATTTCCAAAACATAATTCATATTGTGCAAATCTATTAAGTTGTGCGTTTATATTTCTTCTAATAATGACCTTTGTAATATTAGAAGTTATAGCAGCATCTGAGTTATCAATTAACTGTAGTATTTTACTATATTTAAATCTTCCGCCAAATTTGTTCATATCAACAGATTTGGAATAAGAATTAATTACATTATAAACTGTGGACTTCAGATTTTCTATATTTGTTATCTGAGAAGAATTGTAATAAACATTAGTATCAAGCTCAACGTAAAGAATCTTAAGATCGATAAGTTCTTGTTTGATACCAACTAAAGAATAATTTTTAAGTTTACTTAGAATAAGTTGTTTATCAAAGTCAGAAACAAAATCACCATTTTTAGGTTTAATACTAATTAAAACTTTACCAAATTGTGGTGGATTTAACTCTTCACCACCAACAACAGATACAGATTCTGTATTTGGATATATTGATTGTATAATTGACTCATAATCCCTACCTGTAACCGCCCTGTACTGCGATGAATACAATCTAGGTGCAAAATACTTCACAGAATCAATAGACTCAATCTCACCGCCACCTTGAGCATTTCTAACAGTTGTAACTGAAATACTACCAGTGGGAATAACTAGTTCACTAACAGATCCACGAACGGTCCCTGCATAATCAAATACACCTGGACCATTACCACTATCACCATCAGTGATTATATAAGTGACTGTGATAACTGAACCATTCTCAAGTTTCTTACCAAAAATTCCATCACCAAATAGAAGTTCATATTTTTCGTCTTTGATTTCTTGCAGAAGATAAGTCTCAGAAGTTGCCTTAACATTTAGTATATTACTTACTTGTGCGTATTCTTTACCTTCTCCACTATCTGCAGCACCTTTAACTTTTACTATAATTGTTGAGGTATCGATAAATGAGTTATCAAGGAAAAATCTTTGGTCTAGAGAACCATTTACTACAAATTGCTTTTTAAGAAATGTTCCTTGACAAATCTCAATAGGAGCACTTACCGTTCCAAATTGAGCGGCGCCGTTAATAATCGGTGCAGTAATTGGTTCGGGAATCGAAAAAACATAAGAACTATCGTTTACATTTCCAACACAAACCAATCCTGCATCTAATGTTAGTGTTGGTGATGTTGATGATGTTGGAACAGTAAAGTAAACTTCTGCTCTTGCTGCTGTTCTTGATCGTGGAACATAACCAATATTCCTAGCAAGAGATACTACATTTTCTCTTACAGTCGCTGAGTCTAAAAATGCCTCATTTGCCACCATATTGGTGTTAAAGGCAGTGATGTAAGTGTTGTATGCTAAAGTGTCAATTAAAACCGAAAAGTTAGATCCCTCAAAGTCAAAATCCGTGAAGTTAGAATTTGCACGGAGATAATCTTTGATAGAGGTTTTAATTTGATCAAAATCTAGATTTGTGAATTTTGTAAAAGGCATTTTACCTAGTTGCCTCTAATATGAACGTAAATTGTTGCGCTGGAGTTTCTTGACCAAGAATATCAAAGGAAATATCAACTTCAAACGTATTTAAGTCTGGTTGTGGATCAACTTCAACGACTAAATTAGTAATTCTAGGCTCAAAGTTTTTAATTGATGTAATAATTTGCTCTCGAACTACTGCTGCCGTACCATAATCAACAAATTCGAATAAACTTTGTGTAATCTCAGAACCAAGGGCAGAGTTAAAAACTCTTTCGGTAGGAACTGTTTGCACTAAATTTCTGACAGAACGAAGAATTGCACGCTCATTGGTTAAAGCAGGCAGATCTTTAGTAACAGGATGGGGTTCAAAAGATAAACTAATATCTTTAAACCCCCTTGATACCCTCTGTACAGGCATTTATTATGTAGAAATTTCTAAAGTTATTTATGCCTACTTCCAGGAAGAACCGTATGTTGGTTCAGTCCCATATTCCCAATCATCGTAATCTTCATCATTACGAATTTGCTCATGAATTTTAGTTTGTTCAGTTAAATTATGCTTTTTAGCAGGAATCTCATCGTGCATAATTTCTTGTATCACTTGTTTTTTATAATTCTCAGGTAACATACTATAGTCGGTTATGAGTTTATCCGTACCCCACATTTGGTACATATATTCACGATCTCTATCAGGATTGGGGTTAGTTGCCATCTGTTTTCTCCAAAAAGGTTAAACAGAACTTTTAGAGGGGTTGCTATCCCTTGGCGCAACTTATCTGTATATTTCCCTTATATTATAGTTAGTTGAATTTAAATGTTTAAGCATCTCGATGGCGATTAAACGTGGATTTCCTTCTCCGCACGTGTAAACATCGATTGCAATGCATCCATTTTCTGGCCAAGTATGACAGGAAACGTGACTTTCTGCAAGTGCAATGACAACCGTACACCCTTGTGGTATAAAGCAGTGTGAAAATACATTGAGAACGGTCATCTTTGCGCGTTCTATGCCCTGAAGCATTATTTTTTGAAGCGCTTCTACATCATTAATCGCTTCAAAGTCAACATCATACACCTCTAGAAGCAGGTGCTTACCCATCGAAAACTTTTCCAAGGCACAAATGCACAAAAAATCTATTTATTTCTTATTTTTTGGACTATTTTATAGTCCTTTTCGAGTATTTTTTTCAGATACTCATCGTCCCATAAGTCATAATACTCTGTTTTTGCTAAAATTTTCCTCATTTTAGTCAAAAATTCGGTATCTTGATACAAAACTAAGTTGTACAACCCATTATTTGTTTGAACACCATTAATAAAACTGGGTTCATCCCGAAAATCATCAAAAAATTTGTATTTTGGGTATTTTTCGTTGAGTTCTTCGATCTTTTGATAACCATAATCAATATCAAGATCATCCTCAACCACAAAAATAACGACACCAAACTCTTCATTGAGAGGTTTGATGTCGTTTATTGGGGATTTGACTATTTTATAGGTATTTGCCTTTGCAAAAGGGCATATAGAAAAACCTTTTAGGTCTGGATGTGAATGTTTAACTCTCTCTATCCATTCCTCAAGGTCTTTCATTCATCCCTTACCCTGTCCTCTGTATTTTTTACGTGCTCCATTACGAGACGAAGCGGCGTATTTGGTTCCCATTCCATCTCCCTGACGAGACTTTTTCGGTTTACCAGGGATATAACCGCTCTTATTCAGACCAACTTTAGATTTTACAGCCATAATCAATAGTTCCTCAGTATTTCAGTACGAATTGTTTTGGGATTTGGAGAACCCGTCTCATAAAACTCAATCGACAGATCCTCCATAATTGAAAAATATTCTTCTGCTGTAAGATGAGAGAATTTTCTCTCATTACCCACATAGATGTGATATCTTTCTTCTGTTTCCATATGAATCAGATAACGCGAGTCTTTTCGTGACCAACGCGAATGCGAGGATCACACCAAATCTCAAATCCTGCTTCTTTGGCATCAAGACAGAATGAAACGTCTTCACCACACATATCTTGAACATCACCTGACTCAAAGACTTGCATCTTTGGAGCAAACCAAGGATACTTAACCTCAGCGTGTTCGAAGACACCATATTTGATTAGAAGCCATCCAAAACCAGTGTAGTCTACAGTAAATGGTTTACGACGCTTAGAGATGCTTTCGAGAGTTTCGTGATTCATCACTCCACCATTATTACGGAAGTCATCTTCTTCCAACCAATGTGCAACAGATGTAGTACGACCATCTTCGGTGCAATACCAACCTGCAGCGATATCTTTATCCATCAAAACCAATTGCCAGAAACTATTGGAGTTAAACACAATATCACTATCAATCCAGAGTTGATAATCATATTTCAGTTTTCCATCCCAGGGAACTTGATCAGGTCCACGAAGAACATTTGCACCTAGACACTTGCAACGTGCAAAGTTTACCATCGAACTGTAGTCTTGAGAGATCTGGATACTTGCACCTGCTTGCACCAGATCAAAACAAAGTTGTACGAAATTTTTTAAGTAAGTGTATGAAACTCCGCGACCTGGCAAGCAGAAAACGATACTTTTACCTCTTACCATTTCTTTGGCAAGATCGTAATCGAATTCTTCGGTGCTCGAATTGCTTTTGGCGACGACTGGAGTTTTTGCTTTAACAGTAAATCCTTTAGCCATAATTGATTGTAATTACATTTCAGATCATAACATATTATATAGAGGAACGTCAAGATCCTTTGTTTTCACTCAGAACAACTTCATCGCCCTCGACATTAAACTTAATCTCAGTATCTTCGTACCAAGATAATTCATTAGCGATCCACTCAGGTATTACAACATAATACTCACCTGTGATTGGATCAACACTGATGGTTTCTATATTATCATCGAAATTTTTTTTCATCCGCCCTTAATATTATTTTATTTTTCGGTATTATATAGCGACCTTGTGTGTATTTTTTATTACCGAAAAAATTTTCAAGTGCCTTGTGTATTTTTAGCTCGCTTTGGTAACACTTTATAGATTAGGGTAGTTAGCGTTTTTTAAAAACGCGGCGCGGCGCCGCGACCCCCCGCGAACGGGGGGCACTGCGGATCACGAACGCACGGGGGCGGGGGTCACCCCCACTGCGGCAGGCGATCGACCGCTTCCTGCTGGTAACGGTCGGCGTGGCACCCTGCCCACCACCAACCCTCAGCGGTGGTGATCTGTCCAGCGTAGCGGGTCTGAGGTGCGTCGTCAGTCTTGCGAGCGACCCACATGGTTTCGCGGGTCTGGAGGTCGCTGCACTGAGAGAAGATTGCCATCGGAGGGGTGGGGTGTGAACTGAGAGAATTGTAGCACGAAGGGGGACGAAGGATCAGTCCTTACCCTGAACCCACTCCCATTTGATGATCTGGATCTTAGCGGGTTTGGCACGGCGCTGGTCGTGCCCACGCTGCATCGCAACGGCGAACTCCTGATCCTCACCGTAGGGACCGATGAAGTCCACGTGGGAGACCTTCCCGAAGAAGTCCCCGTAGGTGCGCTTGATGTAGAAGTCGGTGGTCGTGGTCATGTCGTTTCGTTTGATCTGAAAGAATTATAGGGGGTCGGTGGGGGGAGAGGGGGGCATCGGTGGACACCCCCTCAGGTGTCACTCTTCAGGACCGAAGGCGCACTCCAGGGAGTAGGACTCCAGGTCGGCATCGTCATCATAGGCGCCGCACTCCAGGTCTTCGCTCATGTAAGCAGGGAGGGCGTCGCGCTTCACCAGTTCGGCATAGCAGGCATCGTACTGGGCGTCATCGTGCCAGACGTTGGCGTCGTCAAGCAGTTTGACGATCTCATCGTTGGAGAGGGTGGCGAAGGTCATCATCGGTTGGTTGTCTGAACTGAGAGAAGTCTACAGGGTCAGCGGCGGATCAGGTCGCCTGCAGTGTACAGTGCCTCTGCTGTCACAAGGCGCACGGGGCGGATCGGTTCCCAGAGCAACCACAGCAGGGTGCCAGCGATCAGGAGGCGGAGCATGGTAGCACGGTGGAAGTCAGCGGAGCGGGAACGGGTCAGGGCGCGAATCATACCAGGCGGCGACCGTAACGGCGGATCTCACCAGCGGAGAGGGTGACACCGATGCGGGGGTCCTTTGCCTTGCCGTTGCGCTTGCTGGCGTATTGCTTCTGTGCCTTCGGCAGGAGCAGGGAGAGCACCGTATCAGAATCCAGGACCCACACCTCAGCGACCTGGGCGCCTTCGTAGCGGGCATAATAGTGGCGGGCATAGGCGCCGATTTTGTGGTCGATCAGGTATGCTTCCTGATCCTCCCAGGTCGGTTGCACACTGATGCCATTGTAGGTTGCGCTGATCTGAGCGCCGATGGTGGACTTGTATTCTACAGGGGTCCCGTCCGCTTCGTAGGCGTCAGCGCCGCTGTAGGTATCAGCGACCGTGTGCCCCAGGAGGCAGGCAAGGTGGATCTCACGGGAGCGGGCATAGGACATGGGGTCGCCAGCGTTCAGGGCGTCCGCTGCTTCGTAGAGGGCAGCGAAGGCGTCCAGGTATTGCTGCTGAGCGGTGGTGATGGTAGCGGCGGTCATTTCAGGATCCAGTTGGTGATACCAGCGAAGTTGGGCGGCGGGCATCGCTTGAGAGAATTATAGAGGGTGGGGAGGATCAGTGGCGGTCGCTGATGTGCCAGGTTGCCCACTGTCCTGCGGGTGCCCGACCTGAGCGGATCGCTTCGCGGCGGACTTCCTCCTGCTGCAGGCGCTCCAGGTAGGATGCCATCGCCGCTTGGCAGGCAGGATCAGCGGCGGCGGTGGCGTTGATCAGGAAGGGACCTTGGCGGATCATCGGGTCGATTGTGGTTGAGAGTATTGTAGCAGGTCAGCGGTCGTTCAGGTAGTCGTTCAGACCCCGTTGCAGACCCTCCAGGAAGGCGGCGCCGATACCCTGCCAGAACTCAGGATCTTTCACACAGGAACCGAAGGCGTCGATCCAATCCTGAGCGGTAGCATTGGCGATTGCCTCCCGCTCCAGGGGGGTCAGGTCATCCAGGAACTGTTGCAGGTCGGCGGCGTTGCGGTTCATCGGTCTTTGTCTGAACTGAGATCAGTATAGAGGCAAAAGGGAGGGGGTGTGCCCCTCCGTTGTGCCACTATCAGAATTGGATCGGATCGGCGGTCGGTTCGGCGTCACCCTCCTGGGCGATGCGCTGTCCGTCTTCAAGTCCCTCCAGGATGCTCAGGATCTGGGAACCGTTGCGGCCCTGGCGGAGCAGGGAGATGGCAAGGTCAAGGGTCATGGGTGTGCTAGGATAGTTGGTTGGTTTGCTGGGAGTCTTTAAGGGCGCTCCCGTTCCCATTGGTTCAGGGTGCCAGGTGAGCGGGCGACCCACAGGAGCGGTAGAAGGCGACCATGCGCTCCGCTTCGTCAAGGGTGCGGAAGAACTGGGAGCGCCACTCACACTCATTGTAGGGGACGCGGTAGCGGACTTCGTAGCGAGTGCTCATCGGTTCAGGTGATGGGGTGGAGGGGGCGTTGCTGCCCCCTGTATTGTAGCAGATCAGGCGGCGACCAGCAGATCCTCCTCCCAGCGGTAGAAGGTCAGAATCTCATCGTAGGCGGTGTCGATGGCGCGGCAGGCATCTGCCTTCAGGATTGCCGCTTTGCACTGGGCAGCGATCTCTTCAATGCTGCAGGCGCGGTCGGTGGCGGGGTTGTAACGCATTGGGGTTCGTTTGGTGAACTGAGAGAATTGTAGGGCAGTCTTTGGGGCGCTGCCGTTCCCAGTGTGCCAGTTGCTCAGGCGGTTGCCAGAGCGGACTTCATGCAGACCTCCCGCACTTCCAGCAGGGTGTAGTCTACACCGAACTGCTTCTGCAGTTCCAGTTCATAATCCTCAGCGGTGGAGCGGCAATCAAACAGACGCAGGGAGTCAAAGGATTGCCCTTCGTAGTCGGTTCCAGCGATGACGGCGTAGACTTTCATCGGGTTTCCTTGTGAACTGAGAGTATTGTAGGGGGTCAGGGGGTCGGGTGTGACCCCCAGTGTGCCAGTGCCTCAATCGGCATAGAGGGAGATGAAGTCCTCCACAAACTCCCGCGCCTCATCGCCGCTCATGCGGGAGATCATCTCACGGGCGACGGTCTCCCAGGAGAAGTCGTCTGCCAGGTCAAAGATGGCGCACCGTGCCTCAGAGGCGGAGAGTTCGGAGGCGGTGATCTGAGCGTAGGTCATGGTCGGTTCGTTTGATCTGAGAGTATTGTAAGGGGTGGCGCCCCTCAGAACGCCACCAGTTGGTCCAGATCCCATTGTGGCACAAGCGCCACCTTAGCGTAGGTGCTGGCGTTGTTGTTCAACCAGCGGTTAACGTGCTTGGTCGTGGTGACGCTATGGGTCTTTTCAGTCCGCATCCACCCCTTACCAGGCACCAAGGCGGCGACGGGGGTGGCGTAGGAGAACAGGACCTCAGTCCCGTCTGCCAGGGAGACTTGGGTTTGGTTGGAGCCGATGGGAGTGACCTTCATGGAGGTGTGCCTCTGAACTGAAAGTATTATAGGGGGTCAGATGGTGATCGTGGACGCTTGGGGTGCCACTTGCTGAGGTGTCACAAGGTGGATGGTCCAGGCGCCTGCCACAATGCTCACCATAGCGAAGCACATGGCAGCGATGGCAGTCTGAAAGGAACGATCGGTCATCGGGTGAAATGCTTTGGGGTGGGGTGCTGATCTCCCCTACAGCAAGTGAAGGATCTTACCACAGGACCTGACCCGCTGTCGGGTGGTTTCGCTGGGAGGGTTCGCTTCTGAAAGTATTATAGGGGGTCAGGGTGCCAGGTCTACGGGGTCTGTGCCACCTTACGAAGTGGCACACGGGCGGCCGCTTCGCTCCCCCTGGGGGTTTATACTAAGGTCACAAGCGAAGGAGGGGCGGGGTAGCCCTAATGACGAAAATGATCGCCACTGAACCTACTTACTAATAATTTTATAATCTTTGTGCCACCACCCTTTGTTATAACTTCTCAACAAACAACTACGATCCAAATTATTATCTCTGCAGAATTGACTGATGTTTGTTATAACAAATGTCTTACCACTTTTGGATTGTATGGTATAAGTTTTTACAGAATCTTTTACCGCTTTGTATGAATTATCTTTGTTAGATAACCACTGCAAGTTATCAATCCGATTGTCAAGTTTGTCCCCATTGATGTGATCTACTGTCGGATCTTTCATACCTATAGGTGGATCTCCCCCATAGGTTAGCATCATCAATCGGTGGATTCTGTGACATTCTATTTTACCTTCTGAGTTCATCATCCCAACTCTCAAGTATCCAAACCGATCAATAGATTGTTTTAGTTTTTTCTCTCTTTTACAACGCCTTGAAATAATCTCAGCATTTTCTGTGATGTAATAATCTGGGAGGTTTTTTAGTTGTTTCATAATACGCCACGCACCTATACTTATTTATAAAAAAGTATAAAAAAAGGGGGGCGACTTAGCGCCCGTTGGTATAGTCTCCGATGATAATGCCCGTCTCATTGTGGCGAACCTGGCAGTAACCGTACTCTTCAGAGAGGGAGAGGCACAGATCCCAGGCACGGTCCTCATCGGTGGTCGTGTTCTCCCAGGGGGCGGAAGGGCAGATCACGTCGTAGCGCATTTGGTCTTTGTCTGAACTGGAATCATTATAGGGGGTGGAGAGGGGGCATTGCTGCCCCCGATGTGCCACTACACGAACTGACACACAGGCAGCGCCACTTCGGTCATGAGCACGCTCTCCTGACGGAAGGCGGTTTTGAATGCCTCAGCGATCGCTGCCACGCTGTCGCTGTCGTCGGTGATAAAGGTCAGGATGGTCACCTGCTCTTGCTCACCTTTCCAGAATCCCACGCCTTCGGTGACGGTGAACCCATCGAAGCGGGGGCAGACCTGCTCACGAATGAAGCGGGTCATCATCGCCTTGGTCACTTGCCCAGCGTCGGGGATGTTGCGACCGAGGAAGAGTTGGAATTGCACGGGGGTTTCCCTGAACTGATGTCAGTATGGCAGGGGGGCAGCACGAACACAACCCCCCTTGTGCCAGTTCCTCAACCGTCACACGGCATCAGGTCCGTTGCTCAGTTCGATACCATTATCCTCAAACCATTCGTCACCATAACATTCACGAATCTCACTAATCAATTCTTCTTCACTATAACCACAATACGATTCGACAAGTGTATCAAAGACGAATTGTTCCATCGTCTTCATGTCCATCGAATCCATCACGAATTCAGCATACTTATCAACAAGTCCGCTGAGATCGTTG